GGTGATTGCGACCGCTGCACCCAGCGTGGTCGCGAACGAGAACTTGGCACCGTTGGGGAAATATTGCATGTCGAATCTCCTGAAAGGTTGTTACTGCGGAAGCCAAACCGAGAACTGTTGGAATCGCCCGCGCAGTTTCCTAGCGGGGTCATACACGCCAACGGGCGAACCGTAGACCCCGACAGTATACGCCGACGCCAGCAGGGCGTCGCGGGCCGCGTCGATCAGGGGGCGGGCGCTGGCCGTGTCAGGCACGTAGGCGGTGATCTGCAGCCGGATGTTGGTGTGGGTGCCCATTTCCTGCTCGACGTACTCCTGGTCTTGGCCGCCCATGATGGACAGCAGCAGGAACGGCAGTACCTTGGCGTTGGCGTCGGTTGGCAGCTTGTCCGGGGTCGCGTCGAACCACACGCGGTCGCCGACAAGCGCGTTGAGCAACGGGGGGATCAGGAGTTCTGCGCTCATGCCAATACTTCCTTGAGTTTCGCCGCGCCGGCAGCAGCCGCGATGGTATTGAGCCCGCCAACCTTCGCGTCGAACGCAGGGCCAAGGAACGGCTGCGCGGCGACAAAGAACCCACTGTTGGGCTGCAGCGGCTTGGGTGTGAAGTAGCGGCCGTCGATGGTCTGCGCGTACAAGTAGGGCATTTCGTGCCCGAACTCGGCAAGGTGGCCGTGCGGTGCTTTGCGACTGTTCCATGACACGGTGTACTTGAAGGCAGACTGGTTCAACACGCGACCGCGCTTGTCGTAAGCGACGTAGATCGCGTTGCGCAGCACATAGGGTTGCTGGTTGTCCAGGCCGACGTTCTCGGGCTTCAACACCGGAGCCCTGATCTTGGCTTCGTCGCGCACTTCCACGCCCATCGCAACCCCCATCGCACGGGCAATTGGTTCCTTGCCGACGATGAGCTTGTCCAAGCCCTTGAAGACTTCGGACATATCGACGGTGGAGCGACGGTTAGCCATTGGCACCGCCCAGTTCGCACACCACGTCTGTCCAGTCCCGATCCATGAAGTCGTGGGCGACGCGGATGATGTTGAGGCGGTTTCCGTTGCGGTCGCGCAGCTGCATATCGACGGTGATCGACGTGTCGTAATCGACGCGGAACGAATAGCGATCCAACGGCGTGTTGACGCCACCGGCCGACGCGGCGGAACGAATCGAGCCCATGCCAGTCTCGCCCTTGACGTGCGCCCACTTCGACTTGTGCAGCACCCAAGGATCAGCGACCGGCTCGTTCGCGGCGTCTTCCGCACCACTGAGCTTCCAGAATTCGACGCGGCGGTTCTTGTCGCCAAGGTTGCTCATCAGGAACCTCCGTCGTTGCCCGCCAGGTCGCCTATGTGCAGGTACGGCTGCAGGATGCGTTGCGCGCCTACCGGCACTTGCGATGCCGAAACGTTGCCGATGACAACATCCTGCCGGTTGCGGTACAGGTGGCCGAACGTCATCAGAATCGCCGCCTTGATCGCCCCATCGGCTACGCAGCCGTTGACCATCTTGAGGGCATCACCGCGCTTTTCGTTGTAACGGCTGGCGTATGCGTCCAGCAGATCCCACGTCGGCTCGGTAGCGACTGCTGCATCCCACTCGTCGCGCGCTACAGCGAGCGCCACCAGGCCGTCATCGAAAGCAGCGTATCGAGTGTTGGCGTCCTCGTAGAAATTGCGGTTGCAGTAACCTTCGCAGATCGACTGCGCGCTATCCAAGTACAGCGCGAACAGCGGGTCTTCGATGGCCTCATCGTCGGCCTTGACATGCTGGATCGCCAGTTCGATTTCGATGATCGCCATAGTTCACCTGTCGTATGCGAGGGGGCCAGCAAGGAAGCGGGCAACGCGGGCTTCGGTGCGCGGCTGGCCGTCTGGATGCTGCTCGACGCTGCCCTGGTCCCGGTGTTCCACCAGCGATTGTACGGTATAGACGATGTGGTTGCCCCAAGCCTTGCCCACGGCCACGTCTGCTGCTGGGGTGCGGCCGTTGAGCCGCCTGAGCCCGTCAGCAATGCGCTGGGCCTGGTCGGGCGGGAAGGTATAGCAGACACCATGCAGCAGACGGCTCATGGCGATCCAGCCGTCCGACTCGCTGTAGATCGTGCCCGCCTGGGCTATCGCGTCAGTCACCCAATCCTGCCACTCCACCGGCCTGCCGGTTCCCAAGTAGAAGCTGATGAAGTCGTCCGGATGCCAGTGGATCCAGCGTGCTGCCAGGTCTTCGAAGTTCGCCACCGGGATCGCATCGTCTTCCATGATGATGCAGCGCTCGCCCAGCATCGCGGCGATGTTGATCGCTTCGGTGTGCGCCCATAGCGCGCCGCGTCCCAAGTAGTCGGTGACCACGAACGCGCCGGGGAACACTTCAAGCAACTTGCGTACCCAGTCCGCGCGCTTGTAGTGGGACACGATGATGATCTTCATTTTCCGTTCGCCTCTTTCCACGCTCTGTAGCGCGGGTCGTTGGGGAATTTCTTGATGCCGTATTTCTGTTCGAACTTGTAGACCTGAGCCCACGTCATCGAACCGTCGTCGGCGCGCAAGGTCTGCGAAATCGCGTGCCTCACGCGGGACCGGGGCACCAGCATGGGGCTGATCCCGACCGCACGCAGCTGTTCGATCACCGCGTCGTCGGCACACCAGAATTCGAAGTCCTCATCGAAGCCCCCGATCCGCTCCCACAAGTCGCGCCGGATCATGAAGCACCAGCCCGAAAAGTGCTTGCCGTTCTGGTCGCCGCACTTGTTGATGCGAATCCCAATCTGCCGGCGATCAATCGGGTTCAGCGGCGACACGACAGGGTGGCCAGCAGCGAGCAACGGAGCGAGCCAGTTATGCTGGAACTCCAAGTCGTTGTTCGCAATCATGATCCACGGTGCTTCGCCCATCCGCGCACCGTTGTTGGCGAACCTGTTGAACGCAAACGGCGACGCATCGTAGACCACTGTTGCGCCGCTGTACTTCGTACCTTCGACTTGCTCGATCACGGTGATGTTCAGCGCAGCCGCACCAGCATTGAGCCTGCATGTGTCGATGGTCTGCTGTGTCATCCGCTGGTGACGTTCGGTACTAGCCTTCGACAGCACCACCACATCGACGGCCTCATCGCCCACGGCCGGGGCGGGCAACGGTTTCTCTTGCGTTTCGCTGGTGGCTGCTTGGTAGTCGTAGTAGTACAGCGTGCGGTCGATGTAGCACTCCGACACCAGCATCTGCTTGAGCCGCTTCGCGTACTCGGCGTCTTCGCCGCGCAGCTGTGATGGGAAGCCGGCAGCCAGTGCATGTTCGCGCTTGACCGCGCAGATATGGTTCGGCAGCCGGTGGTATTCGTTCGGCAGGTTCGCATCGGCTGCGTAAAGCAACGAGTAACGGCACAGCCTTGGCGGCCCGCTGTTGACGCTGACCATCGCGTTGAACGTAACCGTGTCCCTGCCTTTCGCACACGCCTGCAGCAGCGTTGCGATGTAGTCGGCAGCGATGCGGTCGTCGTCGTCTACGAATACGACGTACTCGCCTTGCGCGAGTTCCAGCATCCGGTTGCGCTTGTCGCCTAGCACCATGCTTTTCGTATCAACCAGCATGATGATTTCGACCAGGCCGCGCGCGATGGGCGGCAAAGCGTCGTGCTGGGAAAACAGCTGTTCCTGAATCCGTCTTGCGAATGTCGCGTGGCGCGTGTTGACGGAAGGAACGAGAATTGACAGCAGCATAAAAAAATGGCCCCGGAGTGATCCGGGGCCATCGTAACACAGCAGTAACGGTAACGCTTACGAGCCGGCAGCCAGCGAACCCTTGACCAGCGCGTAGCCGCGACGGACACCCAGGCCCAGGCGCGATTCACAGCGCATGGTGGCCAGGTTCTTTTCGAAGTCGTCGTCGTTCTCGGTGCTGATCTGGACGGTCGCACCCTGGCGGCGATACAGCGAAGCGGCGTACTTGAACGCACCGGTCAGGAAGCTGCCCGCAGTCATCGCGGGGGTTTCCACGACCGGCAGACGCCAGATCCGGGTCACGCCGGTCTGCTCGTCCGGACGGGAGAACAGGTAGCCGCCGCCCTGGTCCGGATCACGACGCATCAGGTCGAACTCGGCCATGTTGATCGGGTTCAGGATGTGGGCATCCGGCACCGCATAGGCCAAGTGGATCTGCAGCATCGCCACGCGCAGCACGTCGATGCCGGTCAGCATGTCGTCGTCCGTCATGCTGACCGGGACGGCAAACGCCGTCGCGTTCTGCATCAGGCCCGACAGGTGACCGGTGGTGCCGTTGCCGTTGAGGATTTCGACTTCTTCCGCGAACGCCAGGCCGTAGCGCATTTCCGACTCGATTTCCGCAGCCAGTCGCGGGGCATCCGCGAGCGCCTGCAGGGACATCTTGGCCAGGTGCGCCACGACTTCGATGATCGCGGTGTCGTCTTCCCACTTGTAGGTGCTGTACGGCTTGCTGGTGCCTTCGGCGACGATGGCAGCGGCGTTGGTGCGCAGGGTCTGCTTGCCGTACTTCACGGCGTCGGTCTGCACCGGCACCACG